TTAGTGCATTTCGATTTGGATCACTTCGTCGGGATCGGTGTGTAAATTTCCTGAAATTTTGCATAGTTTTAAATTTCTTTCTACCATAAAACAGTTGTCGTTTTCTTTAGATAGGATTTGAAATTCTATTGTTTCTACCCCTTTGAATATCTCTTTTACCATTTTGCCTTGTATGGATTTAGCAGCATCGTTTAGTCCTATTTTTTCATAATAGCTATCGTCTTTTTCTACTTTTACTATTCCGTTATTATTTATACTCCATATCATATCGGTTGGGATTTCTTTGTTTTTCTCTACTCTGTAAATTTTACCGCTTTTATCGAATCTCATTCTTATTTTATCGTATCTACCAAAAATGAAATTTACGCAGCATTGAGTTTCTATCGCTTCCCACATGCCGATTAAATTTATATTTTTGCCAAACTGATATTGCTTGTTGCTCGGCGATACGTTTATTTCTACGCTTTCTTTGGCTTGTAGGCTAGCGAAAATTAAGATTGTTGCTAGTAGTATTTTATTCATTGATTTTTTAACGTTTCCTCGTAAATTCTCTTTTTTATCAAATTTAAAATGTCTATTTTGTCGTTTTCCGAGAGTTGGTTGTAATAAAATTCTATATTTGACATTTGCTTATTTTCTTTTGGCGTTTCTTTTTCTCTTTTGTCAACTATGTCGAATAGCGCAAAATCATAATTCCCACTTTGATCCTCTTTTTTACCTATAAATGCTCTTATTGCATAAATAATAAGTGCTATTACCGCGATTGCGAAAACTATTTCTAAAAAATAATACAAATATACCATCTTTAACGATGTGTCCATCATGTCAACGGATTTGTCCATTAATCTTTCGAAACTATTCATTTTCTAACTCCTTTTCTAATACTTTGATTTTTATTTTTGCGAGGAAATATTCTTGTTCTTGCTCTGAAAGTTTTAGAAAGTATTTTTTTAATTCATCGGATTTTGAAGCTTTTTCATTTTCTTTATAAAAATTTTCAATTATAAAATTATATAGTTTGGGCCGTTTTTTTTCCCAATTATATAGTGTTCTTAGCTCTATTTCTAGGGCGTTTGCAATTTCTTTTTTGTCAATCATCTTGAAAATACTTCAATATTTAATTAAAATTTAAGCATTATTTTGAAATAATTTCATTGCAAGTTAAAGAATTTCAATTTATGCTTTTGTTTATTATAGCAAAAACGCTTCTTGAAATTCAAATTTCTCGCACTATGCCGCGACAGAGTAAAGATGTCTAGGGTCGAAGTTAGGCGGGGGTTCCACCCGAGTAAGTGGCTAAACTGCTTAGGGCGGTTTGTGAAATAACTCTTCCTTCCGCCCTTCAAGGTTTAATCGAGTTAAGCTCAATCAAATATAAAGGAAGAGTTATGGACTACATTCTACAAGATTTCAAAGTTTCTTACGAAATTTCAAGTGCTATTGCAAAAAGTGGTGCTAAAGGGGAGATGAACGGACGAGCTTATTCAAGCTCCGTAAAGATTACCGCACGTAACCGATACGAGGAGGAAAATTCCGTAACGAATTGCGTCGATCTCAAAGAGCAAGAGCTTATCGTTAGAATTCTATGCAAAGACGATCTAACTGCTGGGGTTCTTACTACGAAATTTAATCAGTTTTTCAAAAACAAGGGTGTTTTAAAATTTAACGCCGGGCTTCCGTCTTTTAACAATGGCGCATATACGCTTACTACTGATGAAGACGATGCGTATTGGATAAATTTCTTAAACAATATAACTTCTGCTTCTCCTAAGAAATAACAAGCTTTACAAAGCCGATCCGTGCGGTCGGCTTGATAAAGTCTGCGCGTGACTTAAATTTTTTGAGGAGAATTTATTATGAATAAATTCAAAGAGTTTATCAAGAGCAAGACTGCAAAGGTTTTGTCTTTTGTCGGTTTTGGTGTTGTCGGTGCGACTAATGCTATGGCAGCTGTAACTTTCGAGAATGGTAAATTCGATGGAACTATCGAAACTACTCCGTTTACCTCTGCCGTTGTCGTCGTTCTTGGTTTAATCGGTTTGATTTATGCCGTTAGAGCTGCTTTATCTTTATTTAAGCGCTAAATTTTACCGCCCCTTTTCGGGCGGTATTCTTTGAAAGGGTTTAAAAATGCAGATTTCGATTTTACATATGTCTTTACTTTTAAACGCTTTTTATGCGATTTTGGCGCTTTCGTTCTTTGCGGTCAAGTCTATTTTTGCAGGTTTGGATCTGTTTTCGAAATGAGCGAAGCGGAAATTTTAAGTCTAACCGGTTTGAGTTTAGAAAAGTATAGCTCCTTGATGGCGCTTAGCGGTTGTCTTTGCGGTTTTTTATTCGTCTTAGGGATATTTCTTGCTATCTCTAAAATTAAATAAGGTTTTCGGGGGTTTTCGATGGAATTTGTTTTAATCGATTGGATCGGCAATAAGTCGTTTGATTATTTCTTTAGCCTTTTCTTTTGGTTCGGTGTCGCAAATATCCCGTTTCAGTTGGCTTTTACGCTATTTTCGCGCCGTTGGTCTTAGATAGCCTCGTTTATTTGCTTGCTTATAAACGAAGCGAAGCGCGCGCGACGTTTAGCTTTCGGACACCCGAAAGCCGCCGCGCATAACAGGGTCGTGGGGGGAGCCGATTTTATGAGCTTGCGATTAAAATCGGGTTCGCTCCCCCTACGCAAATTTAAGGAAGAGTAAAAATGCTTAATAAGTTAAAATTTATCCCTCTTATTTTAATATCTTTGGTTACTTTTTCCTTTTCTCTTTTTCCTTCGTCTATTTCTTATGATTATCGTTTAAGAATTTCTACTGCGGGTGATATTTGGCTTTTTGATGGTGTGTCTTATGGTCTTTCTGTTTATTGTAAATATATTAAATATCAAGATAATCCAAATGAGTTAGTTCAATTTGATTCAACTTCGTTTAAAATAAATTCTTTTTATGGTTTTAAAGATCCGCATACTATAGTTAATAATTCTGAATTAGTAGATCAAGGCCGTCTTTATAAATTCTTGGGTTTTGATTCAGAATCTTTTAAATATGAAATTTTTATACATGATATTCTTCCTAGTAATACTTCTTGTGTTAAGTGCGATACTTCAGAAGGGAAATATTTCGATTCTACTACCGGTTTATGTGTTGATAAATGCGAGGATATTACTAATCAATCAGATCGCTTAAATTGTATGTGTAAGCGTGCGGGAAAAATCGGTTATAGTGGAGATTTTATTTCTATGTTTATTGGTGGTGATGGTTCTAAAATTTGTGAATATGGTTGTGAAACTACGAAAGACGATCCCGAAGCTAGACCTAATGGCGATGGCACGAAATTTAATGCTTGGTATTCGTTTAAGGACACTGACCCAAATGCTAACGGTTTATGTTTTGATGATGATACTTATGCCCCTAATGCTATGCCTAGTCCGAATCCTAAGCCCGATGATCCGGGCAATAATAACGGCACAAAACCGGGTGGCGGTGGTGGCAAACCTGATAATCCGGGCAATAATAATGGCACAAAACCGGGTAATGATGGCGACAAAGATAATCCAAAAATGGACTTTAGCGGTTATGACAAATTAACAAAGACTGTAAGCGATGGAGTAAAAAAGGTTACTGATATGTATGGCGACGCTAAAAATCAGTTACAGGGTGCTTATGACAAAATTAAAAACGGCTCTTTAAGTGATTTTAAGCCTAGCGGTTTTGTTGCTAGCTGTCCTTATACTCGTGATTTTGTTATCAAAGATGGATTAAGTAAAAAAATTACTATTGATATTTGTGCCGTAGTAAAGGACGCTCGCTCCGTCCTTTACTTTATTTTCTATGCCATATTTTCTACGATATTCTCTATTCTGCTTTTTAAAATAATTATAAGGTTGGTATAATGCCTATTTTAGCTATTATCGGTTTTTTTGGTTCTTTCGTCAAAAAATGGGCTGCCGCTGCCGTTCGTTTCGGTGCTATGCTTGCTATTTCTACTTTTATACTTGGATTTACTATCGCTTTTTATTTGGGGCTGATGTCATTAGTTTTTATCGCTCTTAGCAAGGTCAATGCTTTAATAAATTACATAAATTCTTATGCGGGTAATACTGATGAGCTTATAGCTCTTTTCTTTAATGTTCTTAAGTCTTTGGGCGTCATAGAAGCTTTTAAGGATGTTTATATGATTTTTAAGCCTTTTTTGTTTACGGCGATTTCTTTAATTGCTCTGAAAATTTTCATTAAAGGGCTTGAAAGTTTCCGTAAAACTTTGCTTTACCTCTTTATCTCCAGGATTGATTAAAATGGCTATCTCATATCTTACCGGCATACCTAAAAGTGGAAAGACCTATTTAGCCGTTTATCAAATTTATAAAAATTTTATCGAAGTTCCTAAGCCCTCTTTTTTTGATAAATTTATCAAAAAGCCTAAGAAGGCCGATAAATATACTATTTGCTGGACTAATATAAATGAATTTGATTACTCCAAAAGCGAAAAAATCAAGCCTTTGGATATTAACGATTTTAAATATAACCTTAGCCTGCTTTATGATCTTTATATGGGTGGTGCGAATGACACTGAACTAAACGAAAAAGCTGCGGATTTTAAGCTTAATCACTGCCTTATCGTAATCGATGAGGCACATAATTTTTTTACGAAAAAAAGCGATGAAATTTTAACTTGGTGGCTTACCTATCACGCGCATTTGTTTCAAGATATTTGGCTTATATCACAGGATTTAAGCCTAATTGATACGGGTTACAAGGCTGTAGCCGAGTATTTTTATAGAGCTGTAGAGCCTGCTCGCCGTCTTATTACTAATCGTCTTAGGTATCAGCAGTTCATTAGCTACCGAATGAATCAAAACGATATGATTAAGGGTGGTGGTTTTACTTTGCCTGCTCTTAATGAAGTTTTTGACCTTTACGTCGCGGGTTCTAAGGAAAAAGGCTCGTCCATCGTAGTTAAATTTTTTGGTTTAGCTGTAGTGCTCTGTGTCTTTTGTTTCTTGGCGTTCTACCGCTTTTATTCGCTTTTCAAGCCTGCTGATGAGCCTGCTCCCGCCCCCGATACCCAATCCAATCAACCTATCGAAACCGGAAGTGGTAACAGCACTAAAGCTTTGTTTAACGCCTCTGTGCCAAATCCTAATGAGCCTCCTATCGGCTACATATATCAAATTTACTGCTTCTACGATCGTTGCTCCATTCAAAACGGCACTTACGATCACTTTGATCAAAGATACTTAAATTTCATCTTTTTGCGTTCCCCGCCTAAATTTAACGTTCGCTCATTCAAGGGTAAAGGTATTACGTATTTTTTTGTTGGCTTTGATAAGCCCGTTTTCGATAACTTAAAAAAGGAAGAGTTAAACAATGAAAAAAGTTCTTTTTCTAGTGCTATTTATTCTAAGTAGCGCCTTGTCTGAAGAGATTAAGCTCAATCTGCTTGATTTCGCCAACGTTGCTAGCCATAATTCAAAAATCGATATTCTAATCAGCGATGAGATAGATCCGAATAGCTTTTATTTCTACACGTCCAAGAATTCAGACGTCACTATCAAACACTTTCGCAAAGCCATAGAAAGTAAAGGCTTAAAGCTCATTCTTACTGACGGCTTTTACTACGTTTTTAAGAAAAATAAGGACTATGGCGATGCTAATGGCAGCATTAGCGCCGAGCGCAGGCTAAGGTATCTTACTTTAGCCAATAATTCCTATGATGACGCAGACAAGATAGTAAGCAAGATGACCGATCAAAACTCAAGCTATATCCGCTCTACAAACTCCGTCGTATTCAAAGCAAGTGACGACGAATATAGCGATATCATTGATTTCGTTCAAAGAAGCGATAAAAAGCTCGAGCAGGTAAATTTCAAGCTTACCATACTTGAGACCAATACGAATGACTATAAGGATATAGGCTCGCACCTAAATTCTTTAGGCGACGTAATAACGCGCTCTGATCTAAATTATTTCATAAATTTAATCACTATGCCTTATAGCGCTGAAACGAATGTTGTAACTACAAAGAAACGGGGCTTTTATGGAGTACTAAGCCTACTTCAACAAAACGGCGTAACGACTATCAAACAAAGCCCGTTTCTGGTTGCCAAAAGCGGCGCCGAGGTATATTTCTCATCCGTTGAAAATGTGCCGTATCTAACGAACACCAGTACCTATACGCAAAATGGCACCGCCACTCAAAACAGCTACGAATATAAAGACGTTGGCCTAAAGATTAAAATTCGCCCGGTTGTGCTTCAGAATTCAAACGTCGATTTTAGCCTTGATTTGGTGGTTGAGGACCTACTCGATTCACAAAACACCCTTACGCCGCGCACGAGCAAGAAAGAGCTTAAGTCAAACTATAGTCTTAAGCGGGGCGAACTTCTCGTTCTAAGCGGCATAAACAAAGACGTTGCCTATTCAAAACGCAACGGCGTGCCGCTACTTAAAGATATACCGATACTTAAGTATCTTTTCTCTATCGAGCAGAACTATAAAAGCACTAGCATTATTACTCTTACGATAGAGGTAAATTAAAAATGAGTATGAGAGCATACGGCATATTATTCTGGCAACGTCCGCAGAGAAAAGCAAGCGACGAGGCACGAGGAGCGCGCTTTTCTCTGCCTCCTTGTCAATTTAATAAAAAACTGTTACTTTGA